GTCGGTGGTGGCGTGCGGGGATGACGGCGTGCTGACCTGTACCCGCGATCAGAAGGTTGACTACCCGGCGGCCGTATTCAACCGGGCCAACATGAAGACGGACGAGTACAAAATGACGTACGAGGCCACGCTTCCTGGTGGCTACGACGGCGTGCAGGTGTCCTACGTTCACCCGACCACGAACAATAAGACGTACATCAACTACCGCGTGCTGAACGGCGCCATCGTCGAGCAGGAAGCGGAAAACCCAAACAAGCTGGAGATCGTCGGCTTCCGTAATGAGTATCAGGCCCGGGAGCGCGCATTACGCGAAACCAAGCGCCTGATCTACTCGCGCGTGAAGATGAACGCCAAGGTGTTTGAGGACGGCATTATCCAGGTGGGTAGCGTCATCCAGATGCCAGACATCTACGACAGCAACCAGCAACAGGGTTACATCACCGGGCGCGCCGGTAATAACTTTGATACCAGCGAGCCGATCACGTTTACCGGTTCGATGTATGTGCTGGTGACAGACAACCTGGGTAACCCGACGCTGCGCTATCCGGCGACGGCCCGCAGCGACACGAAGTACGGCTTCACCGCGGCAATACCCGACATTCAGCTCAATATCTGGAACGGAGACACTGTGCAGCTCCCGTCGCGCTATCTCATTGCGACAGTGGAGGAACTGGACAGCCAGCTATGGACGGTCAACAGCATCAAACCTAATACAGATAACACTGTATCTCTGACTGTTGCTGAATACAGCGACGCCATCTACCAATAAGAACCGTCCCCGACCAACCGAACCCGGCCAACGTGCCGGGTTTTTTTATGGAATCAATATGACTACTACACCTACCAACCTGCCTGTACCAAGTGAATCACCGCGCGACCTGAAATTCAACGCAGGCAAAATTGACGAGTTTGTAACAACTCTCTCGCAACAGTACATTGACCGATTTGGTAATGCTCATTACACCATCGAAGGTCTTAAGCAGCTTGTTCTTCAGCACATATACAACCTTGGATGGAACCCGGTTGGAACATTTCAGGACGGCACTACTGTCTCGTCAGCTGGAGATATAGTTCAGGATGAAGCAACTGGGATGTGGTATCGATGGGATGACCTTTCAACTTTGCCAAAAGATATTCCATCAGGCTCTACACCAGATTCTACTGGTGGCGTCGGTGATGGGAAATGGCTGGCTGTAGATGTCAGTGATGTGTTGCGTAAGCAGCTTTCCGAAGAAAATGGCTCAACATTAATCGGTGGCTCTGTTTATGTAGTTGACTATTTTTCAGATGCCAAGGTGGCGAATGCCGGCAAGTCAAAGTACATCATGACGCGTGGGCACCATACGCTCGGTGTTGGGGCGGGGACCTATATCAGAAATGGGACTACGGGAGTGCCTTCATCAGGTACTGAGTATAAATTTTTCGATTCAACTGGTTCTGGCTGGACGCTGACTGGAATGTCATATGATTGCCAGCAGTTTGGTGTCAATGGTGATGGGACAAACGAAACGGCAAAGGTTCAGCTTTGGTTGGATAGCTGTGCGGACTATCATGCAAGGGCTTACATCAAGGAATCGTTTTCTGCGAGCGTTGTAGGGGTTGTATTAAACTCATCACATAAAGGTCTTCAGTTCGATTTTAGAGGTTGGCTTAAGTTCTTCGGTGATGGTTCTGCGCCTGTTAATGCTCCGAGCAATGTGACAGGAAGTGCTTGTTTTGCTGTATACATGAATGGATGCACCAGCCTTAGCGGGCAAATAAATATTGACGGAAACAGAGATGCTAAAATTTACAGTGAGCAGATCCATAACATTGGTATGTTCGGGGGAGTAGATAATAACTTAACCCTTAATTTCATTGAAAGCCGTGGTGATGGCGTATACGTAAACCATCACAAAGCAAATGTATCAACCCCTCCTTCCGTAGATTCCGTTGCTGCCAATAACTTCCCAACAAGGCTAAAGTTAAGAATAAATAGTGTCAATAGTTCGTTTGATGGTCGCAATGCTGTATCTCTTATTGCCTATAAAGGATGTGAAGTATCTGGCATGAGCTCACAGCATGGAAATGGCACTCCATCAGGGCCAACAGGTATCGGTAAGCAACCTGGCGGACTTGATGTAGAACCAAATTATTACTGGCAGTCATGTTATGATTTGGTTGTTCCTTCATGGATTTCAGATGGGGCCGGTTGGACAGGCGGTTTCAGTCTGGTTGGGAAAATTAATGGTACCGATTCGTTTGATGTTAACATTAGAGGCGTAATTGCAAATATTGAATGCACGCAATCCATACCAAATGACAGCGTCCGTTATGGGGTGGCATTGCAATATGCAAGAGATATTGATATCAGGGGAGTATCTCGATGCCTAACAAATAATCCATACAGCACGTTTAAAAGTTGTGGGGTTATGGCTACATGTATTTCTAACTTTAATGTTGAGATTGATATTGTCAGGTTCGAGCGTGTCGGAGAGATTGCATGCGAAGATGTCATAAATCAGGCAGTAACAATGTGCTCGAATGGAAAACTGTCAATAAAAGCGACAAACTGCCATAATGGCCTGAGCTTGTCAGCACTGGATAATGTTAATGTTGATTTATTCTTCACAGTTCCGGTTGCAATGTCTGGCTCTGGAGATAGAGGTGTCGTGCAATATATTCAGTCATATTTTAATGGCGCATTCCAGGCAACAAATATTCAACACCATACTCTCAAAGTTATCGCAAGCGGAGGGACAACATTGACATCACTCAACTACGGTGTACGAGTGCACCCAACCAATACTCCAACTGTTTTCAGGGATACATGTACGATCAACGAATCTGATTTAACAGCCGTTCCGCACGACACTTCTAATAACAAAAACAGGCTTCTTGGAACTGTCAATTTCCAAAAAGGAATTATATATGGAGCAACGAAGAAAGTAGGAGATGACGCAATATCTGGGACAAACATATGGGGGGCTGGTGATACCATATGGCATCAAAGCAGCTCTGCCACCTATGCCGGTAAGAGATATAACGGAACTTCGTGGCAGAACTTCGGTAACCTAGTTTAGGTTCTGCATTTCTCAAATGTTACCATTACACCGTCCTTATACCAGTGTGATGAGTAGTAACCATTCCATGGTGTGATCACATGATCACACCATGTTTTGTCTTTTAATTTACCAACCCATTTCCATTCAGCCATAGGGTAATGTAAGTAAGCAAACTTTGCGCTCGTCCAAGTTCCGATGTCGTGTCTCATCATGTCTTGAATTAAAGGTCGCTTTTCTATGATGCGCTTAGCCTGTGGAGAAAGCCCTGAGTATCCATTGAGATAAATTGGAGTGTTTAACTTATTAATTTCTATGTTCCCCCCAATCTCTCTTACAAGCATAGTTTCAAGTTCATACTGAGACTTTTGAGAGTTATAGTAATCATTTGCGTAAGAAAACATCAGTACTAGCAGTGGGATGCTTAAAATAATATACGCATATTTATTGGAGTTTAATGCCCCAACAGAGAAAACAACAAAGACAATTGCTGACGCCCATATCATCATCCTCAGATTTATACTTGGGTTCTCAAGCACGTAAAACATCATTACGGAACATGCTAGCGCAATAGTTATTAACGAAAAAACTACGATATTTGATTTTCTAGTAATTTTGATACGTGTTATTGCGGAGAACGCAAAAAGAATCGACATGAATGAAATGGCGATTACGAAGTATTTATCAAATAATACACCAAATGGATATACTGCAACCCTATATGTTGTCGAAATTATTTCTTTAAAATGTGGGTGAGATGGCATTAAAATGCCACCAACTCCAGAGGCATATCCTGATGTAACAAACGATTTGCTTGTCACCGCAATATACAGGAGTAGCGAAAATGCAGACGATGCAAGAATTAATATATATTTTCGTGCGTCTTTATCTTTGTCATAAGTAAAACAAGTCATCAGGATGGCATAAAATACTGGAAGTGATGCCTGATAAGTCAATAATGATGACTGCACCGACAAAAATGTTATTAGTGCGCTTGATGCCGCACTCCTGCCTGAAAAAGCAATAAATGGAATGCACAGTATAAATATTGAAAGGCACATTGTCACAGAATCAAATCTAAATGAAAGATTCTGAATAAAAAATGGGAAAATGAATAATGGAGATGTTGCAATCGCGGAAACTACTGGTGATTTCTTTAAGACATCCCTTCCTATAATCGAGCAAGAACCTACAGCAAGAGCAATTGCTATAAGTTGAGATAATGGAGAAATGTCTGTAAGTATCCTTCCAAAGTTTAATATGTATATAACCAAAGAGGCTAGCGGCCGACCTTCATTTTCCCATCCATAGTATCCATCCATTACCCTGGCATTGTCATCAAGATAGAGTTTGCCAACAGCAAATATAATAGCCATAAATGGAGCTATTATTGAGAAAGAACATAAGGAATATTTTTTATACTCTCCAAACATATATCATCCCTTTTTAATTATGTAACGAGGTCTGTGTTTAACCTCCACATAAATCCTGCCAATGTACTCGCCAAGAACGCCAATCCCGATCAGTTGGATGCCACCCAGGAACAAAATTGACACCAACAGCGATGGATATCCACGGACGGCGTTACCAAATGCAAGCGTGTCCACAATCATCCAGGCGCCGTAGATAAATGCCACTCCAGCAACGAACAGGCCAATGTAAGTCCACATGCGCAGTGGGAAGGTTGAAAAGCTCGTTATCCCCTCAAGTGCCAGGTTCCACAGTTTCCAGCCGTTAAATTTAGTGCTTCCTGCGACGCGTTCTGCGCGTGCATATTCAACGACATCGGTGCGGCCACCAACCCAACTCAGAACGCCCTTCATGAACAGGTTTCGCTCTGGCATGAGCTTAATGTTTTCCACCACCTCACGGGACATAAGCCTGAAGTCGCCCACGTTCTCCTCAATCTGCGGATTGCTGATTTTGTTGTGCAGTTTATAAAACCACTCAGCGGATTTACGCTTCAACCGGCTATCAGTGGAGCGGTCTGAACGCTTAGCCAAAACCATATCTGCCCCGGCTTGCCATTTCTCTATCAGGTGCGGAATGACCTCAATTGGGTCCTGCAAGTCTACGTCGATCGGGATAATCGCTTCACCGGTCGCATGGTCAAGGCCGGCGAACAGAGCGGGCTCTTTACCGAAGTTTCTTGTAAATGACAGAGGGACCACAAGAGGATCTGAAACAGCAAGCGCGTTGATAATTGATTCTGTCGCGTCTTTACTGCCGTCATTGATGAAGACTATCTCGACTTCATGCTGCTGAAGGCCTTCAAATTCCCGAACGGTTTTATAGAAGATAGGAATTGCTTCTTCTTCATTAAATACCGGAACGACCAGAGAAATTTTCATTTCGCATCCCTAAAGACAATGAACTTTGAATAAATAAAACCGCACACCAGACTGATTGCGGAGAAGAGTATGAGAGTCACAATTGGAGCCATGCCTGACTTATCGGCAGCCCAACCAACAGCTGCGCTCAAGGATCCCATAAACCCTACATACAGCATGTAGCGCATCGTGGTTGTCGAAGACTTAAACGTGAACCTGGCGTTTGCAAAGAAGCTGAATGACACCGCCACGACGAACCCGGCGAAGTTGCCAAGAGCCTGACCTGTGTGAAACGCGTATATGCAAATAGCGAACACAACCCAGTGAATGAGCGTGTTTATGACGCCGATCGATGTGTACTTAGCAAAGAGCTTTAACATTATAAAAATCAGTCAATTCGGAAAGGTCTGAAGTTTAGCACCACTGTGAAACTTGATCGACCCTCATATTTGACGATACTGTATATGTATACAGTTATTTTGTGAGGTGATTATGCCACGCACAGCAGACATTCATGCCGCGTTTGTTGCGGCCATAGAGTTAAACCCCAAGGGGTATCGTTACCTGAGCACAGACGCATTCGTAGAGAAATTGCGGGAGTTCAACTGGCACTTCACCCGAGCCGACGCCAATGCATGGATAGAGCGCAATCAGCCAGGCTTCGCTGACAAGACGACAGACGGTAGCGACAACAGGTACTGGATCCTGCGTAACATGGGGAGGGTGCACTGATGGGATTTCCTTCACCGGCGGCTGATTTCGTAGCACCGCGTTTATCTCCGGAAATTATCTGCGGGATCGGCATGGACAGCCGCATCCTCGAAACCTCGTCTGGCTTTGCGGTTATCGAGCCGTGCACCAGACTGGTACAGAATCAGGTTCTGCTAATCCTCAGCGGCGGACGGACTCAGTTTGCCAGAGTCATGGGCAGGGCGCTGATTTGTGATGATGGTGAAGCGATAGAGGGGGAGGCTGCGGAAGAGGTTGAGGTGATGGGGCGGGTGACGTTCTTCATCAACAGCGTGATGCAGGATGACAGGGTGGTGTGATGGGGCATGGGTGGGGCATAAAGTTACCGCGAAACGACGTTAGTACATTGCACATGACAAATCGTATCGCGGCAACATAGCAGAAGTTACCGCACATCAATCCAACATCAAGCCACTTCATTAAAAGACTTAATAGTCTCCAGATGAAGATCGCCTGAAGTACCGGATTTCCGAGGAAAGGGATCAGGGTAATGACGTCGTGGCTGCTTAACGAGCTGCCGATCCCCAGCATGATCCCGCAAAAAGAGAGAAGCGCCACGGGCAGCATAAAGGTTTTACCCAGTTGCTGGAAAAACTCCCACAGCGATATTTTTTGTGCTGCTTTCGTCGTCATAAAACGACTCCTTAAATGGTAGAAAGAGATTTAACGACCTCGATGGGGCGAGAAGATAAAACGTTTTATCAAACTTTAGTGCGCGCTAAATCACATTCTCAGGCTTTTACTGGTAGTATAAAGATAACGTATTGATAAAACGTTTTAGCGATCTCATTATCAAGGAGTCACGCCACCACATGGCTGTAGCGAAAAAGATCACCATCAACGATGTCGCGCTGGCGGCGGGGGTTTCCGTCAGCACCGTTTCGCTGGTATTGAGCGGGAAGGGGCGCATCTCTCCTGCAACGGGTCAGCGCGTCAACGAGGCCGTTGAGCAGTTAGGCTTTGTGCGTAATCGCCAGGCGTCGGCGCTGCGCGGTGGGCAAAGCGGGGTGATAGGGCTGATCGTTCGCGACCTCACGTCGCCGTTTTATGCAGAACTGACCGCCGGGCTTACCGAGGCGCTTGAAGCGCAGGGGCGAATGGTTTTCCTGCTCCACGGTGGGCGCGAACCGGAGCAGCTGCTCTCCAGGCTGGATATGCTGCTGACGCAAGGGGTGGATGGGGTGATCGTGGCCGGCGCGTCCGGCGTGGGCAGTGAATTGTGTGAGCGCGCGGCGCAGAAAGGCGTACCGCTGGTGTTTGCCTCGCGCGCCAGCTATCTCGACGAAGCCGATACCCTTCGGCCAGATAACATGCAGGCCGCGCAAATGCTGACCGAGCATCTTATTCATCGCGGCCATCAGCGCATCGCCTGGCTCGGCGGTAAAAGCTCGTCCCTGACACGTGCCGAGCGGGTGGGCGGTTACTGCTCCACGCTCATCAAATACGGCCTGCCGTTTCACAGCGAATGGGTGGTGGAGTGTGAATCCAGCCAGAAAAAAGCCGCGGAAGCCATCGGCACGCTGCTTCGCAACAGCCCGACGATCAGCGCGGTGATTTGCTATAACGACGTCATTGCGATGGGGGCGTGGTTCGGTTTGATC